GTAGAGCACTTGACTTTTAATCAAGTTGTCCGGGGTTCGAATCCCCGCACGCTCATTGCTTTAAAGTGGCGGAAATCCAGTATTTACAAGGGTTTCCGCTGTTTTTATGTCTTAATTCCATAATCGATTTTAAATGATTTTAAACGATTCTAAATGTCTCATTTCTGCCTAATGTCTCATTTTTGTCCCAGAGTTTTGTCCTAAAAATTCATGGCGTCATTGACCGCCCCGTCAGCATCCTCTTTTTCCATGATTATGTGATTATAGACCTCTATTACCATCTTTTCTGAATCCCCCAGTAGCTGCGCAATCCTCTTGATCGAGATCTTCGGGATCTGGTAGCACAGGTTGGTACAGTAGTTGTGCCGGAATACGTGTGATGTAAGACCGGTGATCTGTTCTTCCGATTGCTCTTGCAATGCTTTCCGGATTCTTCCCCACATTTTGTCGTAGCTGCTCTTGGACATCGGCTCTCCGCCTTGCATGGTAAAAATATAAGTTTTTCCACGCGCTCTTGCGGATTCTACAAAGTTTTTCACAATGTGCAATATCTTCGTTGGTATCGGGAGAGTACGGTCTCCATTATCGCTCTTAGTACCTTTTAGAGTAGGCTGCCCGTTACCGGTTGCAAATTCAAAAGCCTTGTTGACTGTAATGGTGTTGTTTTTAAAGTTAAAGTCAAACACCGTAAGAGCCAGTGTCTCTTCTCTGCGCATTCCGCAGCCATAGATCAGATATGTGTAGACCTGATCCCTGTCGTATTTGTACTCTGCGGCAAAGACAGCTTTCTTCTCAGATTCCGTCAGAGGGCGTTTATCCGGCGCCTTATATTTAGGTTTTTGGATGCTTGCAAAGATTTCCTCGTATAGTACCGGCGGATAGATTTTGTCCGCCATAGCACTTCCCAAAACCTGTTTAAATGCCATGTAGATCTGCTCTTGTGTCCTTGGCTTTCCGTTTGCATTGTTTAGTAAGAGCTGCAGGTGGATTCTGCCAATATCGGATACTTTAACTCCATCAAGTAGGATAAAGTGCTTGTCTATTATATTGCTGTACATTGCCTTTGTATTACCCTCTTTGGAGTGCTTGTATACGTCCTTCCATTTCTTTGCGTATTCCCGGAATGTAATGTCCGTCTTCCGGATGTTCTGCCGGCTCTCGACCTTTGCTTTAAATTCCTGTACAATCCGCTCCAGCTCTTTACTGGACTTTGTTGTCTGTAGATTTTGGCGGTGTTTCGTTCCATCTGTATTATAAGTTCCATCCCATGCTTTTGTGCGGAAATATCCGTCTTTTCCGCGCTTGTATTTAGTTCCCATTTTTATCATCTCCTTAAATTTTAGTATAAAAATAACAGCCAGCGCAAAACAAATGTTCCGCTTGCGTGACTGCTCCGAAGATGATACAATATTCTTGGGTTTTAATCGCATATCTTCGGATATGTATACCGTCTCTGTTGGCGCAGGGGCGGTTTTTATTTTAGTAACCGATTGCGGTTACGCCGTATTCAGCCTGTTCCTGTGTAAATCCTTCATACAGTAATTGGTCAATCAACCCATCCCTTGAAAAAGATTGATACTCCATATAGCTCTGGGCTTTCTTAGCTGCTTGTTCATTCCAATCAGCACCGCAATTATCGACTGCAAAGGTGGATTCTTCTGCCGTAAATCCCTCGTATTGAAGCTGTTCCACTAATCCAGAATAAGAAAATGCAGTAAATTCCAAGTAACTATGAGCTTTTGCTACAGCATTCTTTTGTCCTAACGTCATGCTTTCCTCGGCAATTTCCTGTAGAGATTTGTCGATTTGACGAAAATTCGCTTGCGTGGCATCGCTCTCTAAAGTATCCGTATTTCTGTAAATATTTTTTACTGCCTGGTAAACATCTTGTCCAAGGGAAGAGCGCGCGTTACTGTCTTCAAATTTATAGTCAAGCAAATACCCATACCACATATATTTCAGCATAGTAGCTTCATCAGTGTAAAAATTATGATTTGCTGAGCGAATGTCATTTATGATGGTATTTACTTGATCGTCATTCAAGTTTTCAGCATTAGTTTTGGCTGTAAGCGCAATCTGATCCACCATTTTTGATGTTCCACTATCTGCTGTAAACGCTGGAGTATGCAGTAGATCTCCAGTAATTGCAACAGAATCAACTCCGTATAATTCTTTGTCGCTTTTTGGCTTTTCTTCTACTTTTTCTTGCTTCTTTTCCGTTTGCTTAGGAGTTTTGTCTTTCACGTCTTCTGTACTCCCCATAACGGCAATGATTATAGTCCATATCAAAGCAATTACTGTATAAATTGTTTTCTTTTTTCGCGACATGGTTTTATTGCGAATCCACACGTAAGCAATCCCAATGGGTGGAAGAAAAACGAGCAGTATCCGCATCAGCGCGTTATTTTCCTTTTTCATAATATCCTCTTTTCTCCTGTACTTTTCCCACAATTTATTTATATAAACGCCTAAGCGGTTATATCATTACCATTATTTACCTGTAGTTTCCAGATTTGGAATATACTACAATAATTACACTATGAAAATACTACTCGATAAGATCATGCGCGATAAAAACCTATCTACTCGGCAAGTATCCATTGCAACTGGAATATCAAAATCAACGATCAACCGCATTGCAAACGGTGAAATATCACCGACAGCTGACACGCTTGAATTGCTTGCCAAGGGCTTAAAAGTCCGAATTTCCGACCTTATCGACTCTCCATACAAATAAGTGTCCCAGATCTGGGACGATTGTCCATTTTCGCGTAAGTTTCCCGAATTTTAACTGTTTATTTAATAGAGGGCAAAAACATTGCCACAAAATAACAGAACAAATGTTCGAACAAAATATTGATTTTTGTTCCCTGAGATAGTATTATATGTTCAGGGATTTCGAACAAGTGTTTTTGCAGTTAGGGGGATGGCAAAATGGATGAACAAAAACAAAGGTTGCATGAAATGATTGATAATATGTCAAATCCTAAATTGGTTAACTACATATACAATCTCATTAAATCCTTTATTGAATTGCGGAGCTAATTCGGCTCCGCTTTATTCTTTTCATGCAGACTAATTACTATCTGCCGTATTGCACTTTTGTCGTCAACTGGAAGTGAATTGTACATCTTTATAAAATCCATCAGTTCTACATTCGCAAGTATGCTGGCGTCAACAGTTGCATCGGAATCAAGTTTTTCATCTAATAAATCTGATTTTCCTATTTTAAAGTAATCCGCAAGTTTTTGAACCTTACCAAGACCAGGCATCGAATTTCCTTTGCACCACATATTTAAAGTACTTGGGTTCTCGCCAATATCCTTAGCTACTTCGTTTTGTTGCTTGTTATTTAAGGATAAGTAGTAATTCAAATTTTTAGAGAAAATCCTTTTGGTGTTTTCATCATTCATTTTATTTTCCTCCATAAACACATTGTAAACCATAACACAAAAAAATTCAATATAAAATTCAATTATTTTGAAATTCAGTGTTGACAATTCAATTTGATTGAATTATAATTAAGCCATAACAAAGAGAAAGGAGGAGTCGATATGCCGAAGATATCTCTCGAAGCTGCAAGAGTCAATGCTGGTCTTACGCAGAAAGAGCTTGCCGAAAAGCTAGGAGTTTCAAATACTACTATAGTGAACTGGGAAAAAGGAAAGACAGAACCTACTTATCCTCAACTTATTAGAATAAGCGAGCTTTCAGGAATCCCTTTGGATTTTATTTTTATACCTGATAGATTCAATTAAATTGAATTTTAAATCTAATTTGCGAAAGGAGATAAAATGAACAATTTAACAGTATTTGAACAAAACGGTCAGTTACTCACCGACAGTAGAGAAGTGGCAATGATGGTAGGAAAAGACCATGCAAAACTATTAAGAGATATAAGAGAGTATTGCAAACATTTGAACGAATCCAATTTTGGATTGGTTGATTTCTTCATCGAATCAACTTACACAGATTCAAAGGGAGAAGTAAGACCATGTTACCTCTGCACAAAGAAAGGGTGCGACATGATCGCCAACAAAATGACCGGAAAGAAAGGTGTCATTTTCACAGCTACATATATTGAAGCATTCGAGAAGATGAAAGATTTCATCGAAAAGGGAACACAGTACGTTGGCATTCCATTAAAAGAACAGGTGGAATCACTGGAAGTGGTAGCAAGCATGTTAAGAATGAACGATGCAAGCAAATTGCTGATGCTGAAAGGGTTCTATGATTCTTACCATATTCCGACAGGATTCTTACCGAATTATGAGTTTAACGGCAATCGGGAAATGAAGTCGCTCACAGCACTGCTGAAAGAAAATAATCTCGGAATCAGTGCGGTGCAGTTCAATAAGAAACTTCTATCTTCCGGAATCTTGGAAGAAAAGGAACGCCAGTCAAGTAAGGGAAGAGTGAAGAAGTTCAAATCACTGACAGAGAAAGGTTTGAAATACGGTGAAAATGCAGTCAGTCCTCATAATCAGAAAGAAGTGCAGCCGTTGTATTACAGTGACACGTTCAATGACCTATTTGAGGTTGTGACGGATTCGTTGGCGTAAGTGTTGAGTATTTTTTGGAGTAGGAATAGGAAAGAAAACGAAAGTGAGGTAAGAACAGTGAGTGAATTAGAAAATATGAAGTCTAAATCTTTGGAAAGAAATAAGATTGTTACGATTATTTTTGAAGAAACAGGAGAACGATTCGAAATCGAAAAGAAAGTGGCAATACCGATCGTTGAAGTCTTAAGAATAAGGGAGAAAATGAAAGCAAGTCCAGAGAACATGAGCATCGACCTAGTAAATACCGCGCAGATGTTACTCATACTCTCTGGGATAAATTAAGATTCACTTTCGTCTGACGGCTCTTTTATTGATTCACACGCTTCGTCATAAGCTTCCATATATAACTCTATTTTTTCACTTATTGGTAGCTGATGCGAAGATGAAGCAACAATAGCCAAAGCGATTTTTTCTGGATCAAATTTCTTTTCCATAATTATTTCTCCTTTCCCGTTTACTCGGCATTGGCAGATGCCTGTAAGTAAATTATAGGAGAGTTGGAAACAAATGACAATAAAGATTCAAAAAAGAAAGAGGTGAGAAAAATGTGTTGGAGCGGAAGTGAAGGAATACCGGGAATGGATTCCACCCAAGAAGAGCAGGAACGGACAGGAAAGAAGTTATATGCTCAATCGTACAGAATCGATCAAATGGAATTTAATTCATTAAAATCAAGATTAAAAGACCTTGAAGCAGAGGTGGAAAGTCTTAAGATCAAGGCACTCTTATTACTGGTGATCTGTGTAGTAATTTCAATTTTTGCATCATTTTCAGTCATGAATATCGCAAGACAGTATTCAACTATTCATGATTACTACATGGATTCGCAGAAAAATGATCAGAAGATAAGTCAATCTCTGGAAGAATTGATTCCGAAGATAGAAGCACTTCAGTCAGAATTTAAATAAGGAGTGAAAACACAATGCTTAGCACTGTAAAAATAGAAAACGGGGTAATTTTAGACGGCAAGAAACTTAACTGCGTGAAATCATACAAATTAGAACAGAAAGAGAGATGTGATATCGCAGATCTTACAGTGAATATGGATGTTCTGATTTTTGATAAGGACGCTAAGCCGTCCGATATCAAAGTTGGAACTATTAAGGCAGACAAGCCATCAGGGTTGAGGTTGTCAGACCTTGCGAATGCAATTGGCGACGATGTACTCGTGAAAGTTGTATATCACAAAGGCGCGGTGGCAGCAACAAATATATATGAACCTGGAAGCATTTCCGGAGAAGACCCAAAATTTTTGGAAAAACCTGTGAAAACAATAAGAACCATTATTGACACGCTGGTTATAGAATTGGAGGACTGACATGAATTATCCAAAAGAAATTATGAGTAGAAAGGAACTTATCAAGCAGGGATACCCACCGGAGTTTTTAAGGAGAGTCTGGAATACACCCGGTCAGCAGGTGGCGTTTTTGCTTAATCCTGCGAACCCACACAGTACTTTGATGTATCGCACTTCAGAATTAGAAAAATTCATCCAGAAAGAAATGAGGGCAGCAGAACGGGCAATGAAATTGCGAACAGGGGTGATTTGATGAAAAGGCTGACAGTAAAACAGATTGAGAAATTCATCCAAGCCCTGGAATCCACGGAAAGAGTGGATGGTTATTCCGAACAGCAGAAACTTCATGCGATTGCCTGTCTGGAGAATTACAGAATGGCTTTGGAAATGAAAGGCATGAAATCCGTGAAATTAAAGGAGGCAGACGATGAAAATTAAAGGAACCTACCACTGCCAGACTACCAACCACCCCAACACATTAAATAGCTGGGACATCCGGTCAGTCTCTGTAGAGATGCCGGAAGTGCAGGACAAGCCTTACTGGATCAGAGTCGGTGCGATGGTGATCGGGTTTATCTTGGTAATGCTGGCGTGGTATCTGGTGTTTGGGTATTAAAAAAGAGTGCTGTCACAGGGCGGCAACCCTCGAGCACTCAAGAAAAGTAAATCAGTTAAAGTATAGAGAAAATTTGAGGAAAAGTCAAATGATTACAAAAACAATACTTAGCAACCATGAAGAATGGCTTAAAAATAGAAAAAATGGAATCGGCGGTTCTGAAATTGCCGCTGTAATCGGGAAGAATCCGTACATGACAAATGTGGAGTTGTGGGAGTTGAAAACTGGAAGAAAGGAAGCAAAAGACATTTCAAATCTTCCTTATATTAAATATGGTACACAGGCAGAGCCATTATTAAGAGAACTCTTCCGGCTGGACTTTCCAGAATACCAAGTGAGATATGAGGAAAACAACAGTTTTCGAAATGATAAATATCCCTGGGCGCAGGCTTCAGTAGATGGTTGGCTTTTTGATGGAGATGGGAGACTTGGAATCTGGGAATGTAAGACAACGAACATTTTAAACGGAAATATGAGAAAGAGATGGGACCACCAGATCCCGGATCATTATTATTGCCAGTGCTTGCTGTATATGGCAGTTCTTGAGGCTGATTTTTGCGAGTTAAAAGCGCAGCTAAAAAGTGAATATGCTGGTGAGGTATTCGTTCAAACAAAACATTACCATTTTGAACGGAAAGATGTGAAAGAAGATATGGAATACCTGATGAAAGAAGGAAAACGATTCTGGGGATACGTGGAGCGAGATGAATGCCCGCCGCTTATCATTCCGGATGTAATAAGAAGATAAAGGAGAGAAAAACATGGAATTAAGAGTCAATGAAGTGAAAATGCCGGAGAAAATTACATTTAATTATGAAGAATTAAGGTCAGAAATACAGAAAATAGTAGAAGACCACAGTAATTTAGTGTACACCGGAGAGCAAATTAAGGATGCTAAATCAGATAAAGCAAGCTTGAATAAGCTAAAAAAAGCCTTAAATGACGAAAGAATAAGACTGGAAAAGGCTTATTTAGAGCCATTTAACGAATTTAAGACTCAAATTAACGCCTTAATTAAGCTTATTAACGATCCTATTAACCTTATTGATAAGCAAATTAAGGAATTTGAAGAGTACGAGAAGCAGGAAAAACGAAAGCAAATCGAGGAACTCTGGAACAGTAAATCAACACCGTTCGAAATTTCTTTGGAATGTATTTTTGACAGTAGATGGTTAAATAAGACAACATCCATGAGGTCCATCGAAGATGTTATGAATGCATTTATCACAAGCGTGGAGAAAGATGTGGATACACTTTCAAAATTACCGGAATTTGGCTTTGAAGCATTAGAAGTCTATAAATCCACTCTGGATATCAACAGGGCGTTAAATGAAGGGCAGCGCCTAGCAGAAATACAGAGGAAAAAAGCAGAATACGAAGCAGAACAGGAAAAATTGAAAGCAGAGAAGGAAGCAAAAAATGAGGCAGAGTTCCAGAAGAAAGAAGAGGATCTTCCTGGACAGATTGGATTTACAGACGCAAAATCTTTTGAAGAATGCATGAATCCACCGGAAACAGAGATGGCAAAGTGCGTGACAGGGATTGAAAAGGAAGTATTTGAGGAGTGCGTAGCTAGGGAGCGCCAGTGGGTATCATTTCAGGCAAATTTAACAACAGAGGACGCTTTGGCATTAAAAGCATTTTTCAATAGCAGAAACATTGAATTCAAAGCAATTTAAGAAAGAGAGGAAAAGAAAATGGCAGTAGGAAATAGTTTAACAGCAAGAAAAAACACAGGAATCTCAGCATATTTGACACGGGAAGCAGTTAAAAACCAGATTAACAATGTGATTGGCGGGAAGAACGGTCAGAGATTTATTTCTGCAATTGTATCGGCTGTAAATAACAATGCAGCATTACAGGAATGCACAAATCAATCGATCCTTTCCGGTGCGCTGCTGGGTGAGTCGCTGAACCTTTCACCGTCTCCGCAGTTGGGACAGTATTACCTTGTGCCGTTTAATGACAGAAACAAAGGTAAGGTGGCGCAGTTTCAGCTTGGATATAAAGGGTATATCCAGCTCGCAATTCGTTCCGGACAGTACAAAAAGCTGAACGTACTGGCGATTAAAGAGGGCGAGCTTGTCAGGTTTGATCCTCTGAACGAAGAGATTGAGGTACATCTGATCGAGGATGAAGAAGCGAGGGAACAGGCTGAAACAATCGGATATTATGCAATGTTTGAGTATACAAATGGGTTTAAAAAGGCGATCTATTGGAGCAAAAAGAAAATGGAAGCCCATGCATTAAAGTATTCCAAAGGATATCAGGCGAAAAAGGGATACACGTTCTGGGAAAAGGACTTTGACGGAATGGCATATAAAACTATGCTGCGTCAGCTGATCTCTAAATGGGGAATCATGTCTATCGATATGATGTCGGCAATGGATGCAGATATGGCAGTGATAAACGATGACGGAACAAAAACATACGTCGATAACGATAGCGATGTGGAGATTATTGACATGGAACAGTCGCAGGAAGAAAAAACTGAATCTTCCGAAAGAGGACAGAGTGCAGCAGCGGCATTGTTTGGAAATTAAGAGGTGAATTGATATGAATAAAATTATTTTATGCGGACGACTGACGGCAGATATAGAAATGAGATACACAAATGACGGGAAAGCAGTAGCAAGTTTTAATTTTGCCGTAAACCGCAGATTTAAGAGGGACGGAGATCCAAGCACCGACTTTTTCCGGTGCGTAGCATTCGGAAAGATTGCGGAAACATTCGAAAAGTGCAATGTTGGAAAGGGAACGAAACTCTTAATTGATGGAGAAATGAGGAACAACAACTATGAAAAAGACGGTGTGAAGTATTATGGAATGCAGATGATTGTCAGTGGATTTGAGTTTTGCGAAAGCAATGGAAGCAGCGGACAGTCTGCTCCGCAATATGGACAGCCGGACCACGATGGATTCCAAAACGTCCCTGATGGAGTTGATGAAGAACTTCCGTTCATGTAGGGCGATCACATGAAGAAAACAAGAGAATGCATACATTGCGAGAGATTTTGGGAGTGCAAAGGCAAGGAAAAGGATGAGCCTTGCCTGCACTACAAAGAAAGGAAAGAAAATGGCAGTAAACAGTAAAAAGAAAGGTGCAAGATTTGAACGGGAATTAGCTGGTATCTTCCGTGATTATGGATATCAAGAAGCGCGCAGAACAGCGCAGTACTGTGGAAATACGGGTGATGCTTCTGACGTAGTCGGTCTACCTTTGATTCACGTGGAAGCAAAACACCAAGAGCAGATGCGGCTTTATGACTGGATGGATCAAGCAAAGAGAGATGCCGCAGCGAATAGAACAGGAAAGCTTCCTGCTGTATTCCATAAGAAAAACAATCATAAAATCCTTGTTACGATGGAGCTGGATGATTGGATGCAAATATACCGCGAATACCAATCTGGAATGCAGATAGATACAGAAAGGCTGTGATTTAATGTCAAAACGATACTACTGGCTTAAGCTACAGAAAGATTTTTTTACACAGCCCAAAATTAAAAAGTTACGGAAAATTGCTGGCGGCGATACTTATACCATTATCTATTTAAAAATGCAGCTGCTGAGTTTAAGCAATGGCGGAAAGCTGTTTTTTGATGGGATTGAAGAGAGTTTTTCAGAAGAAATTGCTCTGACAATAGATGAAGATCCAGACAATGTGAAAGTAACTGTGCAATACCTACTATCTCAAGGACTTATTGAGCCCTGTTCCGAAACAGAATTTTTAATGACGGAAACCCAGTCTTTAATCTGCTCGGAATCGGAATCAGCGGAGCGTGTCAGGGCATCAAGAAAAAATAAGGCGTTACAATGTAACACGAATGTAACAGAGTGTAACAACAATGTGCAGAAGTGTAACACAGATATAGATATAGAGTTAGATAATAGAGATAGAGTAAGAGATAAGACTGATAGCAAAATAAGCTATCAGCTGATCGCCGACACATTTAATGATATCTGTAAGAGTTTTGATAGAGTTGAGCGGATTTCCGATAGCAGGAAGGAAGATATTGATGCAGCCTGTAAGAAATTTGGTTTTGAACAGATCAGAACCGCATTTGCAAAAGCAGAGAACAGTAAATTCCTGAAAGGCGAAGAATGCAAAGGGGCTTATAAATTCAAGGCGAATTTTAACTGGATTATCAAAGAGCAGAACTTAAAAAAGATTTTAGAAGGTAAATTTGATAATGAACCGGAAGGATCGGAAAAGAAGAAAAAACAATCAAAACCGCCAGTAAGCAGAAACCTAAACAACTTTGAGCGCAGAGGATACGACATGGACTCTCTGGAAGAGCAGTTGTTGAAGTCAAATTAAGGAGGAATTATGGAACCGAAGAAAGTAACAATAAACTACGCTCTGCTCTGCAAGGAACTAGAAAAGCAGGGCAAGACGAAAGAAAAATTCTCGGCAGAACTCGGGAGAAGCAAGTCTTTTGTCTGCAATATGGCGAAGAACCCGGAACAGACAGAAGATTTTGAAAGAACCATGTGTTTACTTCTCGGACTTAAACCGGGAAGTCTGGTAAAAGATCCGGAAAAGAAAGGCATGACCGCAGCACAGGCACTTACAGTCATCCGGGATGAGATTTTAGAAAACCGAAGAATCATGCAGGAGAATTTTGAAAAGATCTGGAACAAGATGAACACCAACACCGTCCAACTGGAAAGAATCAAGGACAAGGTCAATACGATGTCAAAGACCGACTACGACAAAGCATTAGAGTGGCTGCAAGACAAGATGGAAGGTGGGCGCTATGACGGGGCGAAGTTGCTCATAGAGTCAGAAGCGGCAGGAATTAAAAGGTCGGACATCATGAAAGCGAAAGCAGAACTTGGAGTAAGAATCCAGACTACAGGGTACGGAAAGAATGTGAAAGCATGGTGGAGTTTAAAGGAGGAGAACCATGGATAGAGGGAAATATAGCTTTAGCGGCAGAATGAAGCGGTCAGCCGGATTTAAACAGGGGAATATGGCAGCATATATGTACGGCAGTACCAAGCGCAAGAGAAAGAAGAAGGTGAGAGGAAAATGAGTAGACCAGCGAACTTTCTGGATCCGTACCGGTTCCAGATCGAAGAGATGGTAAAACTCGGATGCACGGATGAGCATATCTGCAGAGTACTTGAGGATATTACTGGAAAAGAAGTGAAAAAGAGGGTAATAGCAAACAAGAGGATGTGGTTAAGAAAAATGGAAAATAAAAGAAAACAATACGAACCGTACAAGGGAGAAATTAAGTGCATGATCGAATACGGACTTACGATCCAGAACATCTATGCAGCAATAAGAGAAGAGAGCGGAATCGATGCAAGTATTGAAACGTTCAAAAACTTTTTAAAAGACAATGATATGCTGCCTGAGTCAAAGAAACAAGAAACTTCGGTTAAGGATATCTTTGGAACAATCGCAAATTACATGGAGTTTCACGAGGGTTGGGTGCGGACAAGTTGCCGACTCAACAGGGCGATGTCGAATCCAAACCGGATATTAATGCGGAGGTATTTACAGTAGACTATAAAAAATAAGCGAAAAATAGAAAGGAGCCAGCCTCCGGCCGGGGCAAGGGTATACCGGGCTTCTGAGAAAATGGAAAATTTGATTATAGATTGCTTCGCCGGAGGAGGTGGAGCGAGCGTAGGAATAGAAATGGCACTTGGAAGACAAGTAGATATTGCAATTAATCACGATCCGGATGCAATTTTGATGCACAAGACAAACCATCCGAAAACATTGCATCTCACAGAAGATATCTTCAAGGTGGATTTGAAGAAATATGTGAAAGGAAAGCGAGTTGCTTTAATGTGGGCGAGTCCTGATTGTACCAGCCACAGTAAGGCGAAAGGTGGGAAGCCGAGGGAAAAAGGGCTTCGGATTTTGCCTTGGGCGGTATACAAGCACGCAAAAGCAATCCTCCCCGATGTGATTATCATGGAAAACGTGGAAGAGATTCAGCAGTGGGGGCCTCTGGATGAAAACGGGCATCCGATTAAGGAACGGCGTGGGGAAGATTATAAGAAGTTCATTACGGCTATGAAAAGTCTTGGATATATTTTTGACTGCAGAGAGCTTATTGCGGCAGACTATGGGGCACCAACTACAAGAAAGCGCTGGTATGCAATATTTCGAAGAGATGGAAAAGACATCGTGTGGCCAGAAAAGACGAATTTTAAATCCAGAGATCCGAAATGGCAGGAATGCGGGGCATATATCGATTGGTCTGATTTAGGGAAAACGATATTTGATAGACCAAAACCGTTGGCAGATGCAACGATGAAAAGGATTGCAAATGGAATCAGAAAATATGTAATAGACAATCCATCTCCCTATATCGTGAGAAGTAAAGATGCTGTTGCATTTATGATTCAATATCACGGAGAAACAAAAATTGGAGAATCAAGAGGACAGTTGCTGACAGAACCAATTAAAACAATCGACACGTCAAACAGGTACGGGCTGGTGACAGCTTTTATTACAAAATTTTATAAGAGTGGAATCGGACAGGGATGCAACGAACCTTTACACACAATCACAACATCACCTGGACATTTTGGATTGATATCTGCGTTTTTAATTAAGTATTACGGAACTGGCGGAGGGCAAGAACTTTCAAATCCGCTTGCAACGATTACTACAAAAGATCGTTTCGGACTGGTAAATGTGATTCTGGATATCGAAGGCGAAAAGTATGCCATGAAGGATATTTTCCTGAGAATGTTAAAACCGGAAGAACTTAAATTAATGCAGGGATTTCCGGAGGATTACATTATTGACAGGGATTACAAATACAGGAGATATCCGATCGCAAAACAAGTGGCTAGAATCGGAAACAGTGTAGTGCCAATCATGGCACAGAAACTGGTAGAAGCAAACTGCCCGTATTTAAAAATCGGGAATAGGGTGCCGAACATAGAAATATACGAGGACGAGCAGCAAATTAGGTTTGCGTAGTAGGAGGAATGACTAATGCCAAAAGTGAAAGAAACGCGCTTGCGAAAAGGTGACACGATCAAATGCGCTGATGCAGATGATTGCGTGAGGACAATGAATGAGTTGGCATCCTGCTGTATAGAGACAGATTTTCTCCACGAAAAAGATGGAGAGAGTGGTTTATGGTTGGAAATAACGGGAGGAAAATTAGATGGATGAGAAGAAAGTTAGAGAAGCGATAGAGTATTTTAAAATAATGTTATTCGATATGGAAGGAATGGGATTTAAGCATATTCCTAAATATTATGAAACTGCAATTGAAGCACTGGAAAAGCAGTTGCCGAAGAGACCTAGGGAAAATGGAATGAGTGATGGCTTAATTAAGAAAACAAAATATTACACTTGTCAGACTTGCGGTAACTGTCTGTTGACAGAAATGATGAATGAAAGACAGAACACAAACTATTGTTGGGATTGCGGACAGAGATTAGATTGGAGTGAGTAGCATGGAGGAATTAAAGAAATGCCCGTTTTGTGGCGGAGAAGCAATGCTGAAAATCCATTATGGATTTGACGAAAAAGTTATATCAGCTTTCGTGTACTGCGAAGAATGCGGAGTCGCAACGCGAAGATGTGCTTTAGAAACAACTGCTATGGGGAAATGGAATAGGAGAGTGGAAGAATGATTAAAGTAAAAGCGGAGGCAAATTATGGTTTTGCTGGAACAAATATGACATTTGAAGAAGAGTTTGGTGATGATGTAACTGATGAGGAAATCGAAGAAGCTATGAGAGATATGGTTATGGAACAGGTTAATTGGTCATGGGAGAAAGAGTAATTATGAGCAGAGAAATCCTTTTTAAAGCAAAGAGAAAAGATAACGGCGAGATTATATGTGAATGTTTTGGGGGTTATACAACAGAGATTATCAATCATGGAAATATTTTTGATAATCTGGATTTGTTGGAGGTGGAATAAATGTCTATTTATAGAGAAGTAACAACAGAAGTTTACTGTGATGTATGTGGAGAAAAAGTTATAGGATGGAATAGTACAGGAAATGGAGTGAGTAAAATATGGGCGGGATATTTTGCAAGATTAAGGGGTTGCACAGTAGGGAAAAAGGTAGTGTGCAAACAGTGTCGAATAAAGAAACGTATAGAAAAATGCAATCTACGAAAGAGGTATGGATGCGTAGAAAAAGATGAGAACGGTGCTTGCTTGGGGATTGGTGAACAATGGAAAGAGGAACCTATGGAGCAATGCAAACACTGTATTGCGTACGCTGCTTTTGACTGGGAAGAAGAAAGGAAACGGTTGAGCAAATGAAAAAAAATAAATGCAAGAAGTCTTTTTATGTAGATAAATACGATGATGATGGATTTTTGATTGAAAACGATGGAATGGTAATTGAAGAAGTGAAAATTTACGAATTAAATGAAAGTGAGTACATGATGATTGGTGGGAAAGACCATGTTCATCTTGACACTGTAGATGATGGTTCATGGTTGGAAATTACAAAAGAGCATTTGGAAAAATATTTTGAACTGTTGGAGGTGGAGTGATGAAAAAATATGATATTTTAATTGCAAAATTGTATGCGTGCTGTGGAAATCAGGAAGAGTTTCCGCGTGAGCCGATTACCGTTGATACTAATAAAATGAGTGAGTTATTAGAAGGTGTATTTATAGAAGCGGGATTGTTGGAGGTAGAGTGATGAAAATAATGATAACTATATTGCGCAAAAATGGAGAATGCAGAACTTGGACAAATGCAAGTGCGGAAGAACACTTAGTAATGAGTCTTACAGCTTACGCGGAAGGTGTAAAAAGATGTGCGGAATCATGGGGAAAAGAAACGGAAGAAGTGGAAAGAGTGCTGAAAGAAGCGCTGGAAAACGAGAAATAAAGTATGAACGTATTAGAGAAAATCGTGGAAGAAATCGAATCCATGAAAAATGACGCCTACGAAACACTGAAGGAAGAAAAGAAAAGACATGGAGCGAGCAAAACAGCAGAAGAGCTGGAAAGCTATATGTATGGGCTGACTCGCGCAGTAGATATTGTGGAGAAGTATGTGGATAAGGAGAATGTGGAATGAACGTATTAGAAAAGATTTTGGAAGAGATAGGAAATGCATCAATTAAAGTGTCTACTGTAGGATTACCGCATAAATACTTTAAAGCGATCGGAACTAAAAAGATCGAGGAAATCATCCGTTCTCACATGGACGATATTCCAAATTGCGGAGATTGCAGTCGAAGAAAGCAGTATCAGATCGGATATGAAGACGGGAAGAAAGATAAAGACTGGATTTCAGTAGAAGATAGATTGCCAGAAGATGATGATATGAGATTCTATATGTGTATTGTCGAAAATCACGAAGAGGATTTGCCGATGTTCTGCCAGTATGATAGTGAATATGGATTTGGATTTTGGCATGATATTTACGATTCGACAAGTTTAGGATTTGTTGATACGGAGTTTAGTACAAATGATGAATTGGGGTATGAAAAGGTTGTAGCATGGCAGCCACTTCCAGAACCATACAAGGAGGAATAACATGGACATTTTAATCACAATCGCATTTTTGACCCTTTACTACATATTGGGACCGGGAACCGTGATTACTTTAAAGGCAGGATTGGAAGAGGATGTAAAACTAGAAGGTGCGGATTACCTGATGGCTGCGGGATTCCCGATACTGCTATTTGTGGTGTTTTTGGATTGGATTGTGCGAAAGATAGTGAGGTAGGAAGATGAAAAAATTTAATTGGAACGAATTTAAAAATAAAGACAATAAGATTGCGGTGTACTGTAAGACTGAGGAGGAAGCGGTAGACTTTTGTAAGCAGATGCACGAACATGGAATGAAGTGGTGTAACGGAGAAAGTTATTTGAAAAATACAAATTATATGCGCAACGAAGGAACGTGTTATTACGGAAGCGGAGAATATTCGACTCGTGATTTTGCGGAAAAGTACAATTATAAAATCTTAGAATGGAGTGATTACATGGACAAAGAATTTACCAAGGCAGATCTGAGAGATGGGATGGTAGTTGAGCAAAGAAATGGTGAAATGTATCTTGTATTGGCCGGGATGGTAGTGAGAAGAGGCGGACGCAATCATATAGGCGGTTATGATGATGACTTGAAATGGGAAGGTTATACAGGAGGAGACATCGTTAAAGTCTATAGGATTACTCCGGAATCACTCAGACGCATAGAAGATGTGTTTATTAAAAGCAACCTCGAACTCATCTGGGAGCGCAAAGAACCAAAGAAAATGACAGTGGAAGAAATGCGACAGAAGTTGGAAGAGCTGACAGGAGAGGAAATTGAGGTAACGGAATGAACAGGGAAACCATGAGACGCAGGAAGGAGAAGAGAAAATGCTAATCGAAGATAAAGTGCAGATAGAAGCAGTGAAGACAAGATCGTATATGATGGGCGAGATAGACGGAAAAGTGATGATTACGCAAGGTAGATATATTGTATTTGTGAAGAAAGAAGATTTCTTGCTCGACATAGATAAGCAGAAGAAATTGCCAGAAGATGGGGTGAAACGTTTTTCCACAGAAAATATTCAGAGCCAAATGAGGGCGGCCAAGTTGTCAAACAGAATGCTTACAACTGGCAAAAGCATTCTGAGAGCAATAAGAGACGAGACAACAGGGGAATACGCTTGGTTTGATAATAAATATTTGAAAATGTTTGACGGATGCACGCCAAATCTTATTAAATACCAAGGAAACTCTGAATACTACGATGCCGTGTTTACACGCTACGGAGAAATAATAGGCATCATACTTCCTGTGAGGGTGAGTGAATGGTGATAATAAGCTAGATGCAGAAAGGAGACAGCGGACATCATGAAGAAAATAGAAGCATACACTATGGCAACGAGAAAGCCCTGTGAGACCGCTTTAAAGCAACAGGAGCATAAAGCCTTTGCCTGTGATTTTAAAAGCCGTGAGAGGACGAATAAGGACGCTGTGGAGTACATAGCAGAGAAATACAACATAAAAGATCCTGTTCCGGGAGGTGATAGAGTTGGACAAGAAAACACTGAAAAAGTATAGACCGAACAAAGATAGACTTATCCGGATTGAGAACCAGATACAAGAACTCAGTGAACGGGAATCGACTGTTGTCATGGGGAAGGTAACGGGATCCAGCGCAGATTTTCCGTACACCGAAGTGAGAACGTCTGTACAAATGTATGACCCTTACGAAGAAGAGAATGTAAGACGGCAGATCAGAAGAAAAGAAGCGGATAGGCTACTGATTCTGAAGGAGCAGAAAGAAGTTGAAGACTACATAAATGGGATTGATGATCCGGAGATTAAAGAGATATTTGAGTTGGCATTTGTGGAAGGTAAGAAGCAGCAAGAGGTTGCAGACATCATTGGATATAGCAGAGGAAGAATTTCACAAATAATTAGCGAATATCTGAAAGATTAACACAATTAACATTTTACTTATGATATAATTATTCTAGAACGATTATATATTGTTCTAAAACAATCTTTCCAAACATTCGGAACACCGCCGGACTTCTCCCCTTTCTTGTCTGGCGGTGTTTTTATGCCGTGGTCAGTTGGGACAAGCGGGTTCGATCCCTGCACACGGCTATTGTGACATATTACTGCATACCGGGAGCAGTAAAGAGTCACATGTGATATCACAAAACGCAGATATCCGCAGATCTGCAAAAGACAACAAATAAAAAATAGATTCGGTAATCTATATTTAGTGTCAGTACCCGAGTGCGGATAGGGTAAAGGATGTCAATAAAAGGCATCCTACGGGTGTATAGCTCAGTTGGTAGAGCGATCGGCTGTTAACCGATGTGTCGCAGGTTCGAATCCTGCTATACCCGTTGTGGACTACTGCAAGGTTATTCCTTGTGTTATATAATCTAGTAAAGTTGCCAAGTTACATATTTCAATTTTGCGGTAGTCCTATAAAATTTTAAAAACCTCTGGAAAAAGTATTGACATACGTATACGTATATGATATTATATACTTGTAAGGAGGTGAGATACAAATGAGCAAGAAGAAACAAAAGAAAAAGTCCAAAATCGATATAAAGACATTAGCGGTCAGTGCGATTCTGGACTTATTCGTTGGAATCCTTTTAATGATTCTCGACAAGCTATTTAATTAGCTAAGAGGGGCGAAAGCCCTTCTTCAAAATAAATATAACATGAAAGCTCATTTGTGTAAAGGATGTTGTGGAAGTTAGGAATATTCTTCATTGCTGTAGGAATAGCAAAGCTGGTTTATTGCCTCGTAAAGAAAGTGAGGGATGAGCGTGCTCGGTAATGAAGAAAAGAAACAGAGACCACAAGATAAGTGGGATGAGAAAGCAGGGTTAGTTCCAAAAACATATAAGATCAACAAGAAGGTAGCAGAAGAGTTTAAGGAAGCCTGCAAGGAATCGGGTGTTGCGATGGGAACACAGCTTACAAAGCTGATGAAGCAGTTTGTAGAAGAAGTAAATAATGGAAAATAGTAGAGAGCATCTGGCGAAAGCCGGGTGCTTTTCTAGTGAGGAAAAGATGAAATTTTATGAGAGTCGAAAATGGAAAAAGAAAAGAGAACACATACTAAGGCGTGACAGCTATCAATGCCAAGAGTCAAAGAGATACGGTAAATACGCAGAAGCTACGGCAGTACACCATATCTATCCATTGGAAGAGTATCCAGAGCTTGCACTGACGGACTGGAATCTCATCAGCATGTCCACTGCGCAACATGATCGGATGCACGACAGGAAGACAGGTAAGGTCACAGCTGCTGGATTGTACTGGCAGAGAAAAAGAAGAAGGGAGTTTGAAGCATGGAAAAAATCAAGATGTATACAGTGAAGTGGAGAGGGAAAGCAAGCGATTGTGAATACGAAGTTATGAATACGTTAGATAAGATAGGGCAAGCGTGCGTAGACGTACATGATGATGACATATTTGCAAGCTACAGCATAGATGTAGATAAAGCATTCCAAACCGAAGAAATAGAAATGAAAATAATCACGATGAATAAAGAAACAGCAAAGAGCATGGTCGAATGGTTCAAAGATAAAGTTGGAATGGAAATGAAAATGGAAGAGATTGAGGTATCCCCCCTCCCTTTGAGGTAGCAGCAGGAGCATAGGAGAATCGGGAGAGAGGACTCTTTCCAATAGCGCGGGATTCTGAAAATAAATTTTCCGACAGATAAGGAGGTGAGAATAGGTGGCAAGATACATACCGCAAAGGCAAACAATCATCGACAGAACAGTTAAATACATGAAAGAGCTCGGAACCTACAAAGTGCAGTACAAACAGGTCATTGAGATCTATGCAGATATGATTTACCAGTACAATGTGCTGAGCAAACAGTTCGAAGAATCTGGATACGAAGTGATTCTGGATACAGAGAAAAGTGGGGGTAAAAAAAGCCCTATTCTCGTGAGTCTTGAAAACCTCCGAAAAGATATTGGGACGTATTCTGACAGACTGATGCTAAATGCAAAAACGTACAATGCGGAGATTGAACAGCCGAAAAAAGAGAAATCTGCATTTGCATTATTACTGGAAAAACAACAGGGGAAGTAAATGGACTTATCCCATATTAACAGTCCGCATTTCGATACGGCTGTTCGCTATGCGGAGGATATCGCGAATAAAAAAATACTGGCGAATGAGGATCGAGTTCTTGCGTGCAGGAGATTTCTAACAGACCTTGAAAGAGATGATCTGGATTTCCGTAGCGATCAATTCGATTTTGTGATCGATTTGATTGAGGAGACTATCCACCATGTACAGGGCGAGGACAAGAATGGAGTCAGCTTCAAGGGCACTCCCATGTTGCTGACCGACTGGCAAAAATTTGTATGTGTGAATCTGTTTGGATTCTTTCGAAAAGGAACAGACATCAGGCGTTTCAACGAAGCGCTTATTTTTTTACCGAGAAAACAGGGGAAAACATCCTTTAGTGCTGCGCTTGCTGATGCAAAGAGTATTTTGGATAGATGTTCCGGCGCAAAGACATACATTGTTGCAAACTCTGTAAAGCAGACAATGGAAAGTTTTGGATTTTTGGTAGATAACGTTGAGACTTTACGAGGAGATGTTGATAAGCTGAGAATCCGAGACAATAACCAAGAGCATTCCATTAGTATTGATTTCGGAGATGGTACCGCAGAAATGTATGCGATTGCCAACCAAGAAGATAAGTTGGACTCTCTGAACTGTAACTGTCTGATTCTGGATGAGTTGCATTCGTGGAAGAGAGCTGGTGCCAAGAAATACATCCTGATGAAGAATGCAATGAAAGCATACAGAAACAAACTTCTGATTGGTATTTCTACTGCAGGTGATATTCCGGATGGGTTTCTCGCAAACAGAATCAAAACACTGCACGATGTATTGAACGGAACAATTACAGATAAGGCATATGATTCATATTTTATTTTTATCTGTAAAGCAGATCAGGATAAAGAGGGAAATGTCCTGAATAGCAAAGGAGAAATCACGACACTGGATGATCCGGAAGTGCTACAGATGTGTACGCCGTCAATTGGAGTTACTGTTACAGTAGATGAGCTGATGGATGATGCAGCGCAGGCAATGAATGAACCACAGCTAAGAGCAGAATATTTGAATAAAACTCTGAATATCTTTACAAATGCTCTGAATGCATACTTTGACATTAACGAGTTCAGATCATCCGATGATGAATACAACTGGACACTGGAAGAATTGGCAAAACTGCCGATTACATGGTATGGCGGAGCCGACTTGTCGAAACTTCACGATCTGACCGCAGGCGCAATTTACGGAACGTACAAAGATGTTGATATCTGTATCACACATGCGTTCTTCCCGAGGGCGGCCGCAATTAAAAAAGCGGATGAAGATGGCATCCCGCTGTTTGGATGGGAAGAGGATGGATGGCTGACGATGAGTAATACAGCTACAGTGCTCCCAGATGATATTGTGAATTGGTTTATCTCTATGAAAAAGATGGGATTCAAAATAAAAATTGTTGGATTCGACAAGAAATTCGGACGAGAGTTTTTCTTAAAAATGAAAAAATCTGGATTTAAGATTCAAGATCAGCCACAGTATTTTTACGTGAAGTCTGAGGGATTCCGGCATATCGAAGTGAAAGTGAAGAATAAGAAATTTTACTATCTACATTCGGATGCTTTTGAGTATTGCGTACAAAATGTAAGGGCAATCGAAAAAGTGGATGACATGATCCAATACGAGAAAGTAGATGGAGACGGTGGAGTAAGACGAATTGACTTATTCGATGCAGGGGTCTTTTCGTGCTGTCAGATGTTGGCTGACATGGCACTTGGAAATGCAGCAAATAAATGGTTAAAGAGAGAATAGGAGATTGAAATGGCGAAGAAAAAGAAGCAGAAAAGCATTAGATCAGAACCACAGAATAAAGTATTTGTGTATCAGGGAGCTACGTTCTCTGATTTTTTATTGCCGTCAGGGTACACAACGCTGGCGCAGAATCCAGAAATTCGGGCAGCGTGTCAGAAGATTGCCGATCTTGTTTCCGGTATGACAATCCACCTAATGGAAAATGGTCCACATGGAGATATCCGAATTAAGAATGAGTTATCACGAAAGATAGATATCAATCCATATTCGCTAATGACAAGAAAAGCATGGGTATACAACATTGTATATTCCATGTTGTTGCCGGGTGACGGGAACGCAGTTGTCCTACCGGTGATGAGAGATGGATACATTGACGAGTTGATCCCATTAAAGCCGTCTATGACAAGTTTTGAAGAGACACAGACGGGATATAAGGTGATTTACGGAAGCGAAGAATATGATCCCAGCGAAGTGCTGCACTTTGCAATCAACCCGAACCCAGAATATCCGTGGAAGGGAACCGGGTACAGGTTGGCTCTGAAAGATATTGCATCGAACTTGAAACAAGCGAATGCGACTAAGAAATCTTTTATGAGCGGTCAATACATGCCAAACGTCATTGTTAAGGTAGATGCAATGTCGGAAGATTTCGCAAATGAAGCCGGAAGAAAGCAAATTAAAGAAAAATATTTGAAAGAATCGAAACCGGGTGAGCCGTGGATCATACCAGCAGAGTTTTTAGAAGTATCAGAGGTAAAACCACTATCCCTTAAGGATATCGCAATCAATGAATCGGTCGAGATTGATAAGAGGACGGTAGCATCCCTGTTGGATGTGCCGCCTTTTTTTCTTGGGGTCGGAAGTTTTAACAAGGATGAATACAACAACTTTGTCCGTACGCGAGTGAAGTCGATTGCGGACGTATTCCAACAGACACTTACGAAAGGTTTGATTCAGAGCCCGCATTGGTACTTTAAATGCAACTCAAAGAGTTTGATGGCTTATGACACCAAAGAGCTTGCAGAAATCGGCATGAACCTATATATCCGAGGAATTTATACAGGAAATGATGTATTGAACTTGATTGGTGACTCTCCGAAAGATGGATTGAATGATCTAATCATCCTTGAAAACTTCATTCCACAGGGGATGATCGGGGAACAGAAAAAGCTAAGAGGAGGTGATGAATAGTGGAAGAACGAAAAAAAGAAAACTTAACCAGATCGTGGAAAGCGGAGTTTGAAACACGAGAAGCGGAGGACGGAAAGAAAACAATTTCCGGATACTTCGCTGTGTTTAATTCCGAAACAGAGTTGTGGCCGGGAGCCTATGAAGAGATTGCACCAGAAGCATTTGCGAACACCATGAGCAACGACATCCGTGCTCTGACAAACCATGATGACACACTTGTGCTTGGACGAACAAAAGTCGGAACTTTACATCTGAGAACCGATACAAGAGGTCTATGGGGCGAAATTGATATCAATGAAAATGATTCAGACGCAATGAACCTGTATGAGAGGGTAAAGCGTGGAGATGTGGATCAGTGCTCGTTTGGTTTTAACATCGTGCGTGAGGAAACGGACTGGAGAGATGATGGCACTGTGAAATGGACAATACAAGAAGTTGATCTGCTCGAAGTGTCTGTATGCACATTCCCGGCTTATGAAGATACGGGCGTACAGGCGAGACACGCACAGGTGGAGCAGTACAGAGAGAAACAAGTGGAGCAGTGGAGAAACAACGCTATTAAAAGACTGAAAGGAGAAAAGTAATGGCTTTAAGACAGTTGATGCTTGCGAAACAGATCGCAGACAAAGAAAAGGAACTGGAAGAAATGCGTGGAAAAGACGCAGATTTTGAAACAAGAGAAAAGGAACTGGAAACATCGATCAGTGAAGCGAACACCGAAGAGGAAAGAGGTGTTGTTGATGGAGAGATCGAGAAGTTCGAGCAGGAGAGAGATGCTCACAACGAAAGAAAAAGTGAATTAGAGACGAAATTATCTGAACTTCGCGAGCAGATGAAGGAGTATGAAAAAACACCGGAAAGAAGGGAGAAGAAAAAAGACATGGGTAGAAGAAATGAAGAAGAAATTGAAGAAATGAGAAGTGCGATTAACTCATTTGTAAAATCAAAAGGGCAGGTGAGAGAAGGGGGCTTTAAAGAAGTAGATGCAGGAATCCTGATCCCGGTAGAAATGCTGGCTGTTCAGAAAAAGCCGGAAGATGTAGTGGATCTGGGAAATTACGTGAAGAATGTAAGCGTAAACAGTTCATCTGGAAAATATCCAGTAATTGCGAAATCTGGAAGTAAAATGTCTACTGTTGAAGAACTGGAACAGAACCCAGAGCTTTCCAAACCAAAAATCTCAAATATCGACTATAGCATCGCAACAAGAAGAGGATATATTCCGATTTCTCAGGAGGCTATTGATGACGCTGACTATGATGTAACAGGTCTGATCCGGGATGAAATCAATGACCAGTCCAGAAATACAAGAAATACAGATATCGCAACTGTATTAAAGAGTGCAACAGCGAAAAGTGTTACAGGGCTGGATGGGTTGAAAGATTTGGTGAACAAAGAAATCAAGAAAGTGTATCCTGTAAAATTCATCATTTCAGCTTCCTTGTATGCCGAGCTGGACAAGTTGAAAGACAAAAACGGAAGATATCTACTGCAAGATTCCATCACTTCCGCAAGTGGGAAAATGCTGTTTGGAAGAGAGGTAGTTGTTCTGGACGACGATATGATCGCAGAAACTGGAGAACTGAAAGGTTTTGTTGGCGATCCAAAATCATTCTGCGCATTTTTTGACCGCAAGCAGGCAAGCGTTGAATGGGTAGACAACCAGATTTACGGAAAACTGCTTGCCGGTATTGTGAGATATGATGTCAAGAAAACAGATACAAATGCCGGATTCTACATTACATACACACCGGGGGAATAATTCCCTCTGACGATGTAGCCTTAGTTGGCAGAGGGAAAGTCGGAAAGGCAAAAGTAGGTAAAACAAAATAAGAGACGGAGGTAATAATAATGGCATATACACCAACTACATGGAATAATGATGACGTTATTACAGCAGAGAAACTGAATAAGTTAGAGCAGGGCGTGAAGAATGAGCAGGTAGGACCAGTAGGACCAGCAGGACCAGCAGGACCGGCGGGAGCAAAAGGAGAACAGGGGATTCAAGGACCTGCAGGCGCAAAAGGAGACAAGGGAGAACCGGGCGCACAGGGACCAGCGGGACCAAGTTACACTCTTCCAGCGGCGAATAAAACAACGCTTGGTGGCGTAAAACAGATGGCTTTGATTGCAGATTTGTCCACAGAAACAGCGACTGACCTGAAAAATAAAATCAATGCGATTCTTGCGGAGATGAAAAAACAGGGGATCATGGCGAATTCATAAGGAGTATGCTTATGAGAGTGATTGTATTGCAACTATTAAAAGACAGACTTGGAATCTCTACAGATAGTAGGGATTCCGTCCTTTATGCGATCATAGATGGTATTCTGGACGAATGCGAAAATGTATGCGGCGTTCGTATTACGGAAGAAAGATATGACCACATCCTGCTTGTGCTGGATTGGGCTACGTGGAAGTACAATCATCCAGAAGATGGAGTGATTCCGAGGAGCATCCGGTTTCGGTTGAACAATCTGATGATTAAGGCGGTGCAGAATGAATCGAACATGGGATGAAAAAGTAGTATTGATATCTTCCAACGGGTATGAAGAGGATGAGATCGGTCAGCAAGTACCGATTGAAACGGAACAGGAGATCTGGTGCTGTAAAGAGCAAGTGTCCAGAAATGAGTTCTACCTTGCTGGACAGAACAACATGGAAATTTCAGGGATTTTAATCGTGCATCCTTATGAATATGAAGGACAGAGGTATATCCGATTCCACGGAAAGAAACTGAAAGTGGTGAAAACGTATCAGATCAGCGCAGAAGAACTGGAATTGACCTGTACGGAAAGGATCGAAAAATGAGCGAAAGCATAAGTGCTGACAAACTCGCAAGAGAAATTATGCGGCAGATGGAAGAATATACAGAGGAAGTAAAGGAAACAACTGCTGATGTCGCGATGAATGTATCGGAGAAAGCTGTGAGAATGCTCAAAGCAGAAAGTCCAAAAAGTAAAAATGGCGGAACTTATGCGAAAAATTGGACAAGAACAACAGGTAGAAGCGGAATCACGGTATACAATAAAGATCCGACATATCGACTGACACATTTGCTGGAAAAAGGACATCAATTAAAGCGTGGCGGTAGGAAGATAGGACAAGTACAGGCGTATCCACATATTGAAGAAGTGGAGCAAAAATGCGTGAAAGAATATGTAGAAGAATTGGGAAGGAGACTGTGAAATGATATTGCCAGAATTAAAAGACAAGTTAAAATCACTCAATCTTCCGATTGCGTATCGTTGTTTTGCAGTCGGTCAAGTACCAGAATTACCGTACATCGTATACTATGTGGACGAGGATATCGGATTTTATGCGGATGACACCGTGTATTACGAGGGATATGCCGTCACGATCGAGGTATACACAGATCAGAAAGACTTGCAGTTAGAGAAAAAAGTAAAGCAACTACTAAATAACAATGAGCTCCAGTATGAGTCGTACGAGAGTTTTTTAGAATCTGAAAATATGTATTTGAAAGCATATGAAATTGAAATATAGGAGGTAAAGAACATGGCAGGAAAAGAAAACAAAGTAGAATTCGGGTTAAGAAACTGTTATTACGCTGTTATTACAGAAGGAGAAGGCGGAAAAATCACATACGGATCGCCCAAGAGATTACCTGGAGCGGTAAGTATCACATTCGACAAGAGCGGTGACCTGATCCGGTTTAAAGCAGATGATATTGATTATTACACCAACGCAAATAATCAGGGATACGAGGGTACACTTACGCTTGCAAGAGTACCGGAAGAATTCCGGACAGAAGTGTTAAAAGAGGAGAAAACAGAAAAAGGTGTGATTCTCGAAAACTCTGACGCACAGGTAGCGAATATCGCACTGATGTTTGAATTTCAGGGAGATGCCAAGGCAACTAGACACCTTTTTTATTACTGCTCTGTAAACAGACCATCTGTCGGAAGTACAACAAAAGACAGTGGAGAACCGAACACAACAGAACTTTCGCTTGTGGCAAGTCCGAGACCGACAGACAACTTAGTTAAAGCATCCACAGCGGCAGGAGTTGACGAAGCAACATATAACTCTTGGTATACAACAGTATATGAAAAATCGGGGGAATAGCACCCCCTGAAGACCTCGCCTTGGTAGGCAGGGGGAAGATTGGAAAGGCAAAAGTAGGTAAAGCGAAATAAAGGGCGGAGTGATCTGCCCAAATAGAAAAAGTGGAGGATGTTATGGAAAAAACAATTTACATTGACGAAAAACAAGTGAAATTAAAATCAACAGCAGCGTTGCCGAAGAGATATAAAGCGCAGTTTGGAAGAGATTATTTTGCAGACCTGATGAAAGTAGCGAAAGTGTTTGGAAAAGGAACGAAAAGGAATTTTGGAATACAGGATATTTCTTTTGCTTCTCTTGACCACATGGACATGGAAGTATTTTACGACATCATCTGGACAATGGCGAAAACAGCAGACAGGACGATTCCTGATCCATTGGAGTGGTTGGATGGATTCGAAGTATTCCCGCTCAATGAAATCATGGGAGAAGTAAAGGATCTGCTTACAGACACCATGCCGACAAGTAAAAAAAAATAAGTGACAAAGATTCATCAAGCGGAGAACCGTTTACGAATGAGTCTTTTTTTTATGTTTGCCGACAGGTTGGATTAACCAGCGAAGACATGGAAGAAATGACGATCGGAGACTGTCTGGACTATGTGCAGGAGTATATCGACAATCAGAAAAAGGATGAAAAGCCCACTGCAAGAAAAGCAACACAGGAAGATTTTGATAACTTTTAAAGGAGTGAGAAAGTGGCAAAGAAGATAAAAGGAATCACAATTAAATTCGGTGCGGATACAACGGCACTCAGCAAAGCTTTGAAATCCGCGGAAGATACATCAAAAAGTCTTGGTAGCGAATTAAGCTCTGTAAATAAATTATTAAAATTTGACCCGAAGAATACGCAGTTGCTTGCACAGAAACAGGAGTTATTAAGTAAACAGGTCGAAAATACCAAGGAAAAGCTGGAAGCCTTAAAGCAGGCACAGGGAGAAGTAGAAAAGAAGTTCAAATCTGGTGACATTGGAGCAGAAGAATACCGAGAATTTCAGAGGGAAATTGCGAAGACGGAACAGGATTTAAAATCTTACACCACGCAGATTAGTCGAATGGAGACTGAGCAGAAATCCCTAAAAGAAAGCACGAAGCAGTTGCAGACGCTGTTTGAAGCAACCGGAAAGTCCCTAGATGATTTTCAGGACATCCTCGGAACGAGGCTGACGAATGCCATAAAAAATGGAACGGCGAACAGTGACGATCTGACAGTAGCGCTTAACAAGATAGGCAGGTCAGTACTCGGTGCTGATTCTGATATCGGAAAACTAAAAACTGCACTGAACCAGATTGATGAATCTGGAATCGATCAAGTGAGACTTGCAATCGACAAGCTCAAAACAAGTTCAGATGATGCCACAGATGCTATTGAGGGAGTTGAAGATGCGGTAACATCTGGGAATTTATTGGAAGCAGCCGATCAGCTTTCTGGCGTTGGAGATAAATTCTTTGAAATCGGAGAAAAAGCAGTTGAAAGTTTCCAGAATATTGAAGATGCAACTGCGAAAGTAAACGCAAGGTTTGATGAAACCGGAAAAGTTGCAGAAAACAGTGCAGATTTGATTAAGAGAGTTTACGAACATGGACTCGGAGATTCCATGGATGCAGTTGCGGAAGCTGTTATCATCGTGAAAGACAACTTAAAAGGCTTAGATGATGTGACGCTCGAAAAGATTACGGAACAAGCTATTGTCTTGGAAGAAACCTATGGAATTGACATGACAGAGAGTCTACGAGGTGTCAACGGGCTAATGAAGCATTTCGGGATGAAAGCGGAAGATGCAATGGATATGCTTGTTGCTGGGACTCAGGATGGACTCGACAAGACGAATGAGTTAGGAGATAACCTGTCTGAGTATTCTGGAAAATTTGCGGAAGCGGGATATTCTGCACAGGAATATTTCCAGCTATTACAGAACGGTCTTGAAGGCGGAGCGTATAATCTTGACAAGGTAAATGATTCAATCAACGAAGTGACAACGAGACTTTCTGATGGAACGATTTCAGACACGTTCTGGAATTTGAATGAGGAAACAGGGCAATTAGAGGAAGGCACAGGAAAGTGGAGTCAGTCTGTGAAAGATGCTTTTTCGCAATGGCAGCAAGGAGGAGCTACACAGAAACAGGTCATAGACGAAATTGTGAAAGATATTCAGGGCACTGAAAATCAACAGGATAAGCTGAATAAGTCGGCTATTGCATTCGGAACAATGGCAGAAGACGGTGGTACAAAGGTTATTGAGTCTCTTACATCTGTTGGCGATGCATATACAGATGTAAGCGGAAAAGCACAGGAATTACAGGATAACACGACTACATCTGCGCAGGAGATGGAAGCAGCTATGCGAAAGGTTTCTGATGCATTCGCTCCGATTGGAGAGGATATCGCGGAAATGCTGACACCAGTGTTTGAAATATTCGCAGATTTGATGGAGCAGTTCGAAAAATTGCCGGAACCGGTTCGTAATTTCATCGAGGTATTTGCTGGATTGTCTGCGATTGCATTAGCGATTGCCCCTATTATTGCAATTATAAAGATGCTTGGAGGTATATTGTTGCCAATCGTCGGAACAGCACTAAAAGTTGTTGGTGCGATATCTGCTATAGCAATGGTCTTAAGTGTGTTTGGAGATGACATTAAAAGTTTTATAGATACTGTAATAGGTGCAGTGAGCGAATTTGCAGAGAATGTATATAACACCTATATCGGACCTGCGTTGGAGGCTATTAAAGACGCGTTTCAAGATGCGCTTTCCGCAATTACCGGATTTTGGAATGAATATGGAGCGCAAATCATGGAAGCTGTTCAAAATCTATTCGCATTCATTTCTCCGTTTATCAATACGGCGCTTGGAGTGATTAAAGGTCTTTTTGATGGAGTATTTGGAACTATCGTTGACATTATCAAAGTGGCATTCGAATTGATTAAAGGCGTGTTTTCTTCTGCATTCCAAACGATAAAAGGAATTATAAAAACATTTGCCGGAATCTTTACAGGAGACATCGAAACGCTATGCAGCGGAATAAATGACATTTTCGAGGGGATGTTTAACGGTTTAAAAGCTGGATTCAAAGCCTTAGGAGATTCGCTTGGTGCGATTTTAAAAGGGATTGCAAATACCATTGTTGGAGTTATTGGCGGAGCAGTTAATGGAGTAATCGGAGGAGTAAACTGGATTTTGGATGCAGTTGGTTCGGACATGCGATTCGATAAATGGAATTATCCGAAATTCGCATCCGGAACAGACGGACTACAAAGAGATACGATTGGTGTCGTAAATGACCAGAAAGGCTCTACATATAAAGAAATGATTATACCTCCGGACGGAAAACCGTTCATCCCAGAAGGACGTGATGTGGTATTGCCGATGAAAAAAGGAACAAAGATAATGCCGGCGAACCAGACAAAGAGTTTTCTGGAAGAACTTCCGCACTTTGCAAGTGGAATCGGCGACTTTTTTGGCGGGATCTGGGATACAGTTAAAGACTTTACCGGAAGTGTGTGGGACTATATCACTCACCCGAGCAAAATCGTGCAGATTGCAATCGATAAATTTACAGATTTGTCTGGAGCGTTTGAACCTTGGATTTCCGTTGCGAAAGGAGCGGTGAATACGGTGTTTGACAGCGTGGTCGGATTTGTAAATGGAATTTTTGATACGCAATCGAACGTTAATTACAATCCGAGTGCCGGTGTGGAGCAGTGGAGAACGCTTGCAATAAGAGCACTGCAGATGACAGGGCAGTATTCAGAAGCAAATTTACAGAGATTGTTGTACCAGATGCAGACAGAATCCGGTGGAAATCCGAATGCGATCAACAACTGGGATATCAACGCGATTAATGGAACGCCATCTAAGGGACTCATGCAGGTCATTGACCCAACATTTAGAGCCTATGCGATGGCTGGATATGACAAAAATATATACGATCCACTATCTAATATGCTTGCATCCATCCGGTACGCAGTGTCTACGTATGGAAGCCTTGCGGCTGCTTATCGTGGAGTTGGGTACGAGGATGGTATTGGAGATATCAATTTGTCCGATCTATTACCGAGTCTGCCGATGTTGGACGTGAAATGGTTTAAAGATGGTGGAATCCTTACGAAACCAGCATTATTCCAGATGCCGTCTGGAGGAATCGGTGGTGCTGCGGAAAGAGAAGCAGAAGCAATCACGCCGCTGAGATCGTTAAAAGGCTATATTAAGGAATCAATCTTGGAGATTATGGGCGAAAAGGATATTAATCTAAATATCAATCTGACAACGACGCTGGACGGAAGAGTTGTCGCACAGCAGACGTTTGGATATGCAAGACCGATGATAAAAAAGATGGATGATTTCGAGAAACTATTAGGAGGTGAGAGAGTTGGGCTTGCTTAAAGCAACATATGGAGGCGTGGAGATTCCGGTTAAGATTACAAGGCTTGACCGGAATTTAACGCCGTCTATAACAAACAACACGAGAAGTATCGAAAACATAAATGCTGGAGAATTTCTGTATTCCACATACTCTCCAAAGCAGATCGTGATGGAGTTTCAGATTGCGAACTCTACAGCAAGGGAATTAAGCGAGTTCCGCCGGAGGATGGCAGAGATTCTGCACAGTGATGAACCGAAAAGATTGATATTTTCTGACGAGCCGACTATTTATTATGACGCGATTGTAGATGGAGAGCCGGTACTGGAAGAGGATGACATGTACAGTAGCGGATCAATCACATGGCTCATTCCGGATGGGGTAGCGTACTCAACCGCAGAATTTACCTTTGACGGAGTACAAAAAGACGGCTACCAGACAATCACCATCCAAAACAACGGTACCGAGTGGGCGGATGTGGACTACGAGATCGCACATCAGCACGAAAACGGCTTTATCGGACTGGTAAGCCAGTATGGAGTGATCCAGCTAGGCAAGCAAGAAGAGGCGGACGGAGAGAATTACGAAGCATCTGAAGAACTGTTTAACGGTTACAGTCTGTTTCAAGACGATCATGGGACCTCTTATCAGAATCCGGAAAACACCACACAGGGAACACTTGAAGTCAAGAATGTTGCTGGATACAATGTGATGGCATTAAAAGGTGGACAAGCAACATCCGGATACTGGAACGGTGGAATGAAAACCCTTACTATCCCGGTGGACAGCGAGGGCAGACGTGGAGCGAAGAACTTTTACTGTTACACCCAGCACTGGTTCGAAACCGGCTTGATGGGGCAGACAGGAGCGCAGACAATCGCTTTTTTGACCGGAGATAACAAAGTGATCTGTGCCATGTCTATTAACAAGAGTGATTCCACGGGAAATACGGCACGTATCGAGTGGTTTGCCCCCGGGAACACCTTAATCAGACGAGAAGAATTCCAGCCGACAGCCTACGAGGGCAATCCGTTTAACCTAAAAATGGGATGCCATAATGACTTTTTAAAAGAGGGAGAAAAGCTGCGGATTTTCTGGTATGGAAGCTATATGGAGAGAAACATACCGGAAATAAAGGATATGGAATGCGAAAAAATCCAGATCTGGATCGGGCAGTGGGGAGACCGAAATCTATCAAACCAGTACGTCACACACAACTATTTAAAAAGCATCCGATTCCGGAAAGACAATGTCGATAAGTATAAGGATGTGCCGAACCGGTATCGTGCCGGAGATGTGGTGTCTATAGACGGAGAGAGTACAAAGGTCTATGTAAACGGGATGCCGGCAAAAGGAGATGAGATTAATGGATCCAATTATCCAAAAGTTCCACCGGGGACAACGGAAGTCCAGTTCTGCTATTCTTCCTTTTCATCTCCACCGCCGCATATTAAAGCAAAAATACGGGAGGTATATTTGTAATGGATAACATCAGAATTGCGATTTTAAGCGCAAATAACACGCCAGTAGCGTTTATGGATAATGCACATAAAAAGTCCATGCACTACTGGAATGATGATCTACACGAATACTTACAGGGTACGGCGAATACTTACACTTTTACGGTAAATGCAAAGCATCCAGACGCACAGCATATCAAAGCTGGGAATAAGGTGGCATTTACTTACAAGGGGAAATCATACTACTTAAACATTGTAAATACCGATAAAACGGAACAGACGATTACTGCTACGGCATGGTCACTGTCGTTTGAGCTTATTAACGAGGATGCTGGAGAATACAAAGCTGGAAAAGCAATGAGCTTTGAAGAGTACCTTGCCGTATTTGATGCTGAGAGAACGCTAAAATTGGGGCTCAACGAGGTATCAGACAAGAGAATTACCAACGAGTGGACGGGCACAACATCCGTGCTTAAAAGGCTGTTTTCCTTGGCAAACGTATTTTCTGCGGAGATCGAATTTGAGACAGTACTGAACAGAGACTACTCTTTAAAAGAGATTGTCCTAAATGTATATCGGAAACACTCCGATACAGACAGCGGAGTCGGAGAATACCGGAATGACATTGTACTGCGGTACGGGAAAGGAATTACCGGAATTCGAAAAACCACAGATGCCGAGAAGCTTTACACCTGCATCCAGCCGACCGGAAAGGACGGTCTGACAATCAATGGTCTTGACAAGAAAGAATACGATGAAAACGGCAATATCGAGTACTTTACAGACGGCGCAATCATCCGGGCACCACAGGCAAGGGACCGGTTCCCATCCAATATCGTAAATAAGGCTGATGCTTATATCCTGATGCGAAAAGAGTACGATACAGACAGCAAGGACAAGCTCTATAGCATGGCTCTGTCTGATCTTAAAACAGCATCCGAACCAGTAGTGACCTACGAGGTTGATGGATATTTTGACACCAACATCGGGGACACCGTGAGGATGCAGGATCAGGAGTGGACACCAGTGCTTTATCTACAGGCGAGAGTGTCCGAACAGGTGCGCAGTCTTACAAATCCAAAGACAGCAAAGACGGTATTTACAAACTACAAAGAGCTGACATCGGAAATATCAGACAGCTTATTACAGAGGATGCAAGACCTTATTAATAAAAATAAGGTTTATACTTGCTCTATCTCAACAAACAACGGCATTATCTTTAAAAATGGCATCGGTAGCACTACTCTGACAGCTTACGCTTACGATAACGGCGTGGATGTGGCAGACAAGCTACAATTCCGATGGAGCAAGGATGGACATGAGTTTTATGTTGGTAAGAGCGTTACGGTAAATGCTACTGACGTGGATACAAAGGCGGTGTACTCATTTGAGGCTCTAGAAAATGGGATAAAACGTGGGTATTACGAGGTCACAATCACGGATGTAATGGATGGAGAGGATGGAAAAGACGGGGAACAGGGTCCGCAAGGTGAGAAAGGAGAGCAAGGCGAACAGGGACCTCCGGGTCCACAAGGCGCTCCGGGATTGGATGGTATACAGGGTCCAAAAGGGGATCAGGGAATCCCGGGAAAAGATGGGAAGGACGGAAAAACACAGTACACCCACATTGCTTATGCAAACAGCGCAGATGGGTCTAAAGATTTTTCTGTATCCGACAGTAATCGGGAATATATCGGAATGTATGTCGATTTTATTCCGAACGACAGCACAGACCCAACAAAATACGCATGGAGCAAGATCAAAGGCGCAAACGGGGAAAACGGAACACCCGGAAAGCCGGGAGCGGATGGAAAGACCCCGTATCTACATATCGCCTACGCAAACAGTGCAGATGGCAAGACGGGATTTTCCACCACGGATGGTACAAATAAGCTCTATATCGGGCAGTACACGGATTATACACAGGCAGATAGTACAGATGCTACGAAGTATACATGGACAAAAATAAAAGGCGAACAGGGGGAACGTGGTCCTCAGGGAGTCCCGGGTTTGCAGGGAATACAAGGTCCTAAAGGTGAACAGGGAATACAGGGACCTCAAGGAAATACAGGTGCTACTGGACCGCAGGGACCAGCCGGACAGTCCACCTATTTTCATATTAAGTATTCCTCAGTTGCGAATCCTACATCAAGTAGCCAGATGACGGAAACGCCGTCTACATACATTGGTACTTACGTAGATTTTACGCAAGCAGATAGCGAAGATCCAAAGAAATATGCCTGGTCACGCTTCCAGGGAGTGCAAGGACCACAGGGAACGCAGGGGATTCCGGGGACAAATGGCGCAAACGGCAAGACAAGCTATCTTCACATTAAATATTCTAATGATGGAGGAAAAACGTTTACCGGAAACAGCGGAGAAGATGTGGGAACGTATATCGGTACTTGTGTGGATTACAATCAGTCCGATCCTGCAAGTGTTGGATCTTATAAGTGGGCGAAGATTAAAGGAGAACAAGGTGCGACAGGACCACAAGGGCCTGCGGGGTCATCTGGAAGAGGGATAAAAACTATTACGGAATATTATTTGATTTCTTCCACAAAAACAGGAATTACAACGGAGTTAAGCGGTTGGAGTACATCAATTCCTACGATGACAGCAACAAATAAATACTTGTGGAACTATGAAAAATTTACGTTTACAGATAATACAACAGCGACCACTACACCAAAAATAATCGGGATATACGGAGACAAAGGAACAACAGGAGCTACCGGTCCACAAGGACCTCAAGGGAATGCAGGTGCAACAGGTCCCCAGGGGCCACAAGGAGCGACTGGCCCGAAAGGACCGCAGGGGGCAACTGGTGCAACGGGACCGCAAGGAGCAACTGGAAACGGAATAAAGTCTATCACGAATTATTATCTTGCAACGGCAAGCGGAAGTGGTGTGTCGGCGTCCACATCAGGATGGACTACAACTGTACAAGCAATAACGGCGTCAAAAAAATATCTGTGGAATTATGAAGTTGTTACCTATACAAATGGTAGCACGTATCAATCAGCACCATGTATCATCGGAGCATATGGTGATAAGGGAGCGACCGGTGCTACAGGAGCAACAGGACCAAGTGGCATAATTGTATCTTCTACGGCTCCGTCAAATCCTAAAGTTGGCCAGTTATGGCAGACAGCATCCGGTCAGCCGATCAAGCGGTGGGATGGAAGTAGGTGGGTGATCCATTATATTTCTGTTGATAACTTAAACGCACAGACTTTAAGTGCGATAGCGGCAGATCTTGGAACTGTAACTGCCGGACTTATTAAGGATAAGAATGGAACAATGCTTATCGATGTTACATCCGGAAAGATTATTAGCAAGAAAATCGTGCAAGGAGCAGTGGAAAATGTTGCGTCATTGAGTAATGCGTATTTGGCTTTCTCTGGTAAGGCTCCGACAACAGATCGAGCTACTATGAGCGTGAACTTGCAAAACATCATGTTTACAAATGAAAATACAAGAAAAGCAACGACAATCCAGTTTGAGGATGAAATGATATATGCAAGAAATTCTGTATCCCCACGTATAAGCATATATGCGTATCGCAATTACGATTCCGGCACCGTGAAAGGTCCATATACAAGCACAAACTCCGCTAATAACATCCGTGTAGAGTTAAAAAGGAGAGGGTGTATGGTAACATGTAATATCACAATGCTTGCGCAGTTCCCGAATAGCGGAAGCTTCGGAGCGTTTAACGAGGTGCGAATCCCTGTTGGGTATCGCCCAGTGCTCGACATCAGAACACCTTACAACGAGGTGTCCGGCTCCCGGATCCTTGGAACTGGTCGATATCTAATCAGCAAAGACGGTGGAATTTCAATCTATGTCAATAACCCAAATTGGACAGAGAGGCACTTGTCTATCACATGGATTACGGATGACTAA